TGTCGCCGATCACTTCCATTGTGAGCATCAGATACTCGCCGGTGCCTGCTTTTGTTTCCTTCATCTCCGAATCCGTGATGATCACTTCGTAGCGACCGGCGGGCAGGGCGTCAAACGACTGTTGCGGTTCTACAGCTGCGGCGTTGAAATTAAGTGAGGCCATGATTATTTTCCTTTGGTTTGGTTGGGTGTTGCGGTTGTCATTGCATCTGCCAGTGATTGCCAATCAAACGGCAAACTGTCGGGCAGGCTGTAACGATTCTTTGCGAGATAAGCGGGTTTCTCGGACGTGTAAAGCAGGCGCTCGCCGGTTGAAATCCCGCGAGTGACCTTATTATTGAATCCAACATCTGCGGTCTTGACGGTCGTTTTGTAATTGGCAAAGCCAACTACGTCGCAAAACTCTTGCAGCAAGGCACTGCTGCGACCTTGCAGCTTAGGCTGGTATCTCTCAAACGGATCGACCTCGGGGCTGTCGAAACGCTTTATTTCGCTGTGGGCCAGCATGATGGACGCCATGCCGCGAGCACGCAGATCGTTGATGCCGTCGAGGATCTTGCGCCAGTAGTCGGCAGCGATCACCGCCCCTTTCCCAAATCCTAGCGCCTTCTCATCATACTTGGCGTTAATGTCTTGCCAGATCAGATTGTCAAGCCAATCAAGGCTGTCGATTACGACCGTTTGAAAGTCATGTTCGCCTTTGAGGGCAGCAAGCGCATCGTGCACATCTGACAGCTTGGTTGCCAGCGGGAAATGATCGACCTCCAGCTTGCCCAATCCATCTTCGGTCAAGATAAAGATCGGCGACGGGCTACCGGCGGCAAAGGTGGTTTTGCCGATGCCATGCACCGAATAGATCATGATGCGCGGTGGTTGCAGCGTAGTGTTGCGGCTTACTGATTGCAGGTTTATAGCCATAAATCCTCCGTTAATTAAGCGAAAACAACAGAACAACAAAAATCCAAAGTGATGCGAACGTCACTAACCCAAGAATGCAATCAAGAATAATCTGTTTCATCTTTCACTCCGATCGTCACAAATGTCCTGCGCCATTTCTTCGACGCAATCCGAATCTTCCAGATGTTTTTTCAGCATTGCCTGCACTTTGTCGTAGAGGCGCTCAATGCGAGCTTCAAGGGCGGGTTTGTTGTTTCCGAGGGCGGCGACCACCAGCTCAAAGGCAAAACTATGATCTAGTTCCTCGCTCACGAATTCGTAAAGGTCGACCTCAACGCGGCCGAGCTGTGGGAATTTGCCGGTGTCGAGCACTTCATCAACGATGGCATCGAGGGCGTCTGCGCGGTCATTGTCTGAGACCTCGCAGGCTTGACGGTTGAAGGGGAAACAACGCTTGCAGTCGTCGGCACCGCAGAGGCAGGGTTCTGGTGTTTGCATTTTCATTTCCTTTCGGTTGATCGGTTGGGTGCGCCCCCGAAAGGGCGGCGGTTTTTAATTGTTTGGAAACTCTGCTTCGGTGCGTGCGCCATGTGGGGTCAACCACAAAACGCGGCGCGTTCCGTTGTTCCATTTGGTCATCAATCCGCTTGCGCCGCGTTTACCTTTCAAGCCAAGCTGTTCAACGATTCCTGTTTTAGCCAAGAACGGCGTAACGGGGAATGTGCCGATGACTTCGTATTTACGGTTGTTGAAGGTTACGATTTGCATTTTGTTTCCTTTCGGTCGGTGGGTCGGTTGGTTTCTTCTGTTGCGTTACTGCATGGCTCACAATATAATCGGGCAGAAACAGGTTGTCAACAACTTTCTGCAACTATTCTATAGGGGTTCAAATTCGATGCGAACAAGCGATGCGGTGACATATTTTGACGGGCGCCGAGCACTGGCCGAACGACTAGGGATTAGCACCCAGGCGGTGGCTAAATGGGGCGATGCGGTGCCAGAGGGCGCCGCCTACAAATTACAGATCCTGACGAACGGGCGCCTGCGGGTAGATCCGGCACTCTATCCTGGTCGGTGGCGCCGGAAAGCGGGGAAATGAACGTCAAAAACGCGATTAGACCTGAAAACATGGTTTGCCCGTTCTGCGGCTGCAAGAACTTCCAGACGGTCGAACGGGCGGCTGGGCAAAGTTTTGTGTGCAAGGACTGCCGCAAGACTTACAGGCGCAAGTCAACGAGTGGCAGCGGGCAGATTGCTGGCAAGGTCTATTATCGGACTCAAGAGCCATGAACCGAGGGGATAGCATGACAGACACAGAGAAAGGCGCTGTCAAAGCCAGCGTCAAAAACAGCGAATTCCTGCAACTTCTTTATTCAGGCATTCCGGATAAATCCTCGTTATGGGTTACCTCGTTTTACGGGAACCCTGATCTGACAGATAGCGGCAATTGGTTTGGACGCCCCTACCGACCTGACCGTCATGCGCTGGTTGACTCGATGGTCACCGTGAATTCCTATTTTTCGGTAGCGGCACTGTCGCCGACCGCAGATGGCGAGATCCGGCGCCGGAAGGCGAACTTTGAGCAGATCCTTGTCCTGGTTGCCGACGATGCGCTGATCGACGACATAAAAGGCACCGTGTCGTATGTGCTCAACACCAGCCCGGGCAAAGCGCAGATCGGCATCTTTATCGACAAGGACGATCCAGACGCCAAGAACCGCAGCTTGGTCGACTCCATCGTCACGCGCATGGCCGAGAATGGGCTGTTGCGAGCAGACGCCAGCGGCAACAATTCGGTGCGCTACGTTCGGCTGCCGGTCGGTCAGAATCAGAAACCGCGGGAAACGGGGCCGTGGGATCACCAGCTTGCGGTCTGGAATGCCGACTGCGTACTCTCTCTGGCAGATGCCGCGGCAGTATTCGGGATCGACGTGGACGAGCTGCGGAAGATTAAAGAGGCGGCGCCAGCCGATGCCAAAAGCTCAATCTACGATGGTCAGGCCGATCTGCTGCGTCTGACGGCCAGCAATATTGTGCGCGGCGAACGGCTGCACGAATCGATCAACGAGATGGCGTTTAGCCTAATTGCCTGCGGCACACACCCCGGCACCGTGGTCAGCACACTCAGGGGCTTGATGGAATCTTCCCTGGTGGCTAAAGATGACCGCTGGAAGGCACGCTACGACGATATCCCGCGTTCGGTGACGACGGCGGTAGAGAAGCTCAAAGAGAAGCAAATAAACGATCCTGACGCGTCTACGCCAGCCGGAAAGGGCAAATCAGAGATCATTGAGCGTCTGAAATCATGGAAACCGGCAGATGCAGCGCAGGTGACCGAGATCCGCGAGATTAAATATTATGTTGAGGGATTAATTCAATCCCATCTGGCCGGTAGTTTAGTTTCTCAGGGCGGCACTGGCAAAACGTCTATCCTGATGCTGCTGGGCATCGAAACGGCACTCGGCGGCGCCTGGTTCGGCATGGCGGTTACACAGGGCGCTTTTGTTTTGCTCAGTCTGGACGATGCGCAGGAGGATCTTGATGCCTGCTTTGCCATGATCCTGCGGGAAAAGGCATTTAAGGCAGTGCAGGTTGAAATCATCCGGGCAAACGTGCGATTGATTTCCCTACGGTCCATGAAAATGACCATTAAATTCGCCCAAAAGGATGGCCAGAGCTTTTCGTCAACTGGCTTGGACCAGGCATTAATTGAAGGATTATCGGAAATTCCAAACCTGCGCTGCGTGGCGCTCGATACCCTACGGCAGTTTGCTGGCGGCACAACCAACGACGACCAGCTCGTCACCGTGGCCACAAAAGCCATCACCAGCGTGGCAGACGCCTGCGGGTGTGCGGCGATCGTCAACCATCACGGCACCAAGCAGGGCGCCCGCGAGGGCGTGGTCGATCAATACAGCGGCGCCGGCAGCGGGGCGCTGGCCGACAATCTGCGGTTTGTGCTGAACTTGAGCACCGTGAAAACAGAGGATGCGCGGAAAATGCTTAATTTCTCGGTTCTGGATGATTTCGCGCTGGATCACGGATCGGTAGTGCTTGAGCTGGTCGACACCCGGGGCAGTCTGTTACGTCGCACCATTGATCCGGTTTATATCATGCGCGATGGGTATCGGTTCACGACGCTGGAAACGTCTAAAAAGACACCGGCGCAGCGCAATATGGAGAAATTCAAGCAGGTGGCCAGGATCATTAAGGACAAGGGGCCGCAGTCTCGGAATGGGTTGTTTGCGGTCTTGAAGGGCAAAAAGCAGGAATTTTTGGAAATGATCAACGGCTGGCAAAACGACGGGTTGCTCGTGCCACTGGGAACCGGCAGCAGCTCGGTTATTGATCTGACTGAGGCCGGAAAAGCCTGCGTAAAAGGGGCGTTTTGATGGCCGTTGCCGGTTCCAAAACTGCCGGTTCCCCCTTAAGCATAGGGAACTGGGAACCGGCAGTAGAACAGGGGGGTGTGTGTTTCACACAACACACCCCACCCCCGTTACTGGTTCTCGGTTCGGGAACCAGCGGGAACTGGGAACCGAGAGAAGTATTTTCTTATGATAAAGGCAGAAAATGACACCAACCCAACGCAGTTTGGCTGCATTACGCGAACTCGGTTACCTGGTCGAAGTTGTGGAAAAGTGGAACAGCTTTACCCGAACGCGGAAAGATTTGTGGGGCTGGGCCGATCTTCTGGCCATCCGGCGCGGCGAGGTGCTCGCGGTCCAAGTCACCAGTGAGGGCGTGGCCAATCGGGTTAAGAAGGTTACGGACTCGGAAACAATCGATCGAGTGCGGGAAGCTGGGGTGCGAATCGAAGTTCACGGCTGGCGTAAGAACGTAAAAGGGCGCTACGTGCAGCGCGTGGTCGACCTCTCTTGACAGCACACTTTTTAAGCACTAATCTGTTGTTGCGTTGATCTCCTCCGTGATACGCACTCCCCCGCTAAACGGCGACTTGGATGTTGCGGGCATCCTCCCGGCGGTCGCCGTTGCCTTGAAAGGCACAGCATGGCTGATGTTGCTGATGTTGCTGATTTTGTTTTGGTGCTGTTCCATTCCGGCACCAACGCACATCTATTGCACCTCAAAACCAATAGTTTTTCTGCACACTCTGCACTGTTTGATTACTACACCAAGATCATCGACCGCGTGGACGACTTTGCCGAAAACTATCAAGGCCGGTATGAACTCATTACCAATTATTCGTCCGATTATCATTTGCCGATCGACGAACCAGTCAAATACATGACCGGCCTAAAAGATTTTGTTGAAGAATCTCGCAAGCATTTGCCGCAAGACAGTGAGCTGGTTCAGCTGGTCGACAATATTGCAGAGCTTATAAACTCTACCCTCTACAAACTTCGTTTTCTTCATTAAAGGAAATCATCATGGCTTACGGAAATAATGCAAAAATGCCGGCTGGCGTTGTGTCATCCGACAAAACCGGCACCAAAAGCGAACCGATGCGCGGCGGTGTTGCTCAGGGCATGCAAGACAAGACCGGCGCCGACAAGCAATTCAACACCGGCCGCAGCGAGTCTGTTTGCTATTCGCACGACCGTAAATCCTGCCAGTAAGCGAAAGCCCGACACTTCTGAGATGCCGGGCTTTCTAACCATCGCAATTGGGAGAAATTGAAATGGCTGAATCTGACATTATAGAAAATTGTAGCTTTTGTCGATTTTTTAGAAATCATCAAATAATGGGAAACTGCAGACGTTTCCCGTTAATGCAGAACAAGCACGAAACCGACTGGTGCGGTGAATTTGTCCGTATTGCCGGCATGGAACCGATCCATACCAGTGTGCCGACTACCATAACACTCATGCCGCCCCCACAGCGTAAACGTGGTCGGCCGGCAAAGGTAGCAGCATGATCCGGCCGATGGGTAACAAGGTCGTTGTCAAGCCACTGGTGCGGCAGCTGTCGAGCGTGCTGATCGTTAAAAACACGGAACCTTTCAACGAGGGAACCGTGGTGGCCACAGGACCAAAAGCAACCGAAATATCAGTCGGTGATTTTATTAAGTATGGTAACGGGGATTATCTTAAGTGGCCGACGCATAATATCGACGGTCAGGATTATCAGATTATCTCCGAAATGGATATTTGTGCAGTCGTAACTCAATAAATAAGGAAAAATCATGGCAAATTCTCAAGCAATAGGCGTGGCGTATCAAGATCAGGATATTATTAACGCAAACAGTTCTTTGGTGAATGCCGTCACGGGTCAATTCGGTTACAACACCGGCAGCTCAACCGCGGTGCCGACTGCTGTGACGCAAGCAACTAGCAAATCAACCGGTGTGACCGTCAACGCGCCTTGCGGAACGATCACCATGAACAATGCAGCACTCGCTGCCGGCGCTGAAGTCGCATTCATTGTGACGAATTCAATGGTTTCTGCATACGATGTGCCGGTTGTTGCCATCAAATCCGGCGCGACTACGGCAGGCACTTATTTGTTGTCGATTGCTACTGTTGCGGCTGGGTCGTTCACCATCGCTGTGTCAAATGCCAGTGCAGGCTCATTGTCGGAAGCTCTCGTGATTTCTTTTGCTCTGGTTCACGTTGCACAGCAATAAATGATAACGGTTGACTCGCTCAAAGCGAAAATTACTGCGCTTGAGGCTGAATTGCAAAAGGCAAACGTCTTTGTGATTCAAGCCCAGGCGACGATCGGCGCTTATCAATCACTCATCATCGACTTAGAGGCACCTCATGCCATTGAAGAAATCAACCAGCCCGAAAGCGTTTGAGAAAAACATCAAGGCAGAAGTGAAAGCCGGAAAGCCCATCAAACAGGCCGTGGCGATCGCTTATTCCGTCAAACGCGAAGCGGCGAAAAAGAAACGATGAGCGCAGCCTGGACGAAGAAAGCCGGAAAGAATCCGGCCGGTGGCCTGAACGCAAAAGGCCGCGCCAGTTATCACGCTGAAACCGGCGGCACATTGAAGCCGCCGGTCAAAGCTGGTGATAATCCTCGGCGTGCCAGCTTTCTTGCACGCATGGGTAATATGCCGGGGCCTGAGCACAAGCCAGACGGCAAGCCGACGCGTTTGCTGCTCAGTCTTGAAGCATGGGGCGCCAGCTCTAAGGCTGATGCAAAGAGCAAAGCGGCGGCGATTTCTAAGCGGAACAAGCGTTGAAACTTGCCCCAATAAAAGAAAATGCCCAATAAATTACACAGACCGACCGAAGAAACGCGAAAACGCGTGCGCGAAATGTCTGGTCTTGGACTGCCGCACGAGCAGATCGGGGCGCTAATCGGCATCAGCGATGTGACGCTGCGAAAGCATTATCCTGACGATTTGCAGATGGGTAAGGCGCAGGCATCGGCTCGCATTGCCGATACGCTATTCAACAAGGCGCAGGCCGGCGATACCACAGCGATGATCTGGTGGACGAAAGCGCAGATGCGCTGGTCCGAAACCGTCAAGCAAGAGTTGACAGGTCAAGACGGCGCACCGCTGCTGTCGGGCATTCAAGTATCGTTTGTCAAAAACGATGCTGAAGCCTAAAGAAATAATCGCAAAGGCAGAATTCCCCGAAAAGCTGGAATTCCTGTTTAAG